CAGGTATGTTAGCAAACAACCCATTAGGTTATGCATTGTTCAATACATATTTTGCTCCAGTATTAAGCAAACCAAACTTTGCTACAATAGAAAGTATCTTTGGCGAAAATGATACAGGCGTGTCAGGATATGTTGTTGATGTAATTTCATCTGGTGACGCTGTTGGTGATGGCGACGCTATTATAATTAGAAAATCAACCAGTGACGGAAGTTTCCTTCCAGTACCAGGTAGCTATGACACCGTTATAGAAGGAGGTCAATTAGATTATACAACTGCTCAAGGTATACTAGCAGAAGAAATTAATATTGACGGCGATGGATTTGCAACGCCTACAAACAGTGGCGGCCCTGATGAACAATTACCTGGTAGAGTTTTTGACACAGTAGATATAAAAGTTTATGAAAGACCAACTAGTGGTTCAAGCCAAATACACAGTCGTAACTATATAGGAGATGGTGTTACTACAGAATTTGGAATAGGAACAGATCCTATTTTAGATAAGAATGTATTTGTAAAAATTGACAACGTCATTCAAACAGCCTACACTATAGATAATACTACAGATAAAGTAAAATTTACAACTGCACCTCCTGCAAATTCAAACATAAACATTGTGACACTTGACTATAGCGGAACAAATATTCTAGACTTAGACGAGTTTGTGTCTGATGGAAGTAGTGCTGATTTCCTAACTAACATTACCTATGCAAATAATTTAAGCAGCTTAGTAACAATAGACGGAAAACGTGTAGAGCATGTAATTACAAAGAGCAACTCAACATATGCGGCGGAAAATAGAATTGTTATTAGATTCGCTGAACCACCAGTTGCAGACGCAGTAGTCAAGTATGCAATATTTGAAGGTGAAATACAAAACTTTAGTGCAGTTACTATAGATGAATTTACAGCAGACGGAAGCACTCAACCTGTGTTTGATTTAACACAGACTCCTTTCACACAAAAACCCTATGAATGGTTTACTATTGTACAAGTAAATGATACTATATTAAATGCTGGATATTCACAAAAATATACTATGACTGATAGTAAGGAATATCAGCTTAAATTATGGCAAGTTCCTACCGGAAGTGTACGAGCAGGACAATTAAGAATTTATCTAAATGGCCAAGAACTTACTTACATACAAGAGTGGACATTTACAAGTTCAGGTCAATTTAATCCTGCATTAGATGATGATGAACAATCAGGTAGTGCAATATTGCTGAATGCAAATGTAGGCTCTGCAGGCGATATTTTAAGAGTTTATGTTGTCGGTCTAGAAGATAGCACAGCCAGTGGCGGCGATTATAGATATGGTTATTATGATAACGATAACAATTTTGTAGAAGATACTAGTAAGTTATACATTTATTCAACGTTGAATGAAAATGATAAAATCAAAGTGTATCAATTTAGCAACCACGATAGCCAAGGCATAGAAAGACAAAACTTAGATGTAGTTGAGCGTACATTACTATCACCTGGTGTAAACACAGGCAGACAGGTGTTTGTGCTTGATGGCAGCACTGCAAATTTAAATTTAAATCCAGCACTAACAATACAAAAAAATTATGCTGTATATTTGAATAATATTAGAATTGATGATCCTAATTACAATACACCACAACAAACAAATAATAATGCAATAATACAGACAATATTTGGTGCAGAACAAACAGTTTTAGATTTACAAGAGTTAGGAATTGCAACAGCAACAGATGACGTAATTGAAATAGTCGAACTTGGTGCTTCTATAACACCAGACGACGGTACAGCTGATTGGTACGAATTAAGACAGCTTAGAGCAGGTTATATAAATTTACAAAGTCCAGCAGTTGATGATCAGTACGTTTGGGTAGTCAAGAATGGTAAATTATTAGATCCTTCTGTAGATTATGTGATAACACCCAACAAAATGCGTATCAAATTAACTGATACTCTCAACGAAAATGATACTATAGAAACATTCCATTTTGCTAAAGAAAGTTTAAAAAATAAATTTGGATGGCGCCAGTTTAAAGATATTTTAAACAGAGATATCTACAAAAGATTAGACGGATCACAAAATTACAAATTGGCTGAACCATTAAATTATAATGATAGAGTCATTGTTGTAGAAAATAGCACCAATTTGCCAGATCCAGTACCAGGATCCAGATACCCTGGGGTATTATTTATAGACAACGAACGTATAGAATATTTTAGAAAAAGCGGAAATGTTCTTACACAACTTAGAAGAGGAACATTAGGGACTGGAGTAAAATCTACATATCCTGTAGGAACGGAGTTTTACGATCAGAGTCAAACTGCGTCGATGCCGTATAAAGATGAAGTAATCACATCTACATTTACTGCTGACGGCACTAGCAGTACATACGAACTTGATTTTACACCTACTAGTGTAAATGAGTTTGAAGTTTTTGTAGCAGGTCGTAGACTTAGAAAAACAACACTAGAATCATACCAGCTAGATACAACTTTAAGAACAACATATGCAACATCAACTGAAGTAATAAGTCAAGATAGTCCTGAAGGTGATGTTACATTACCGGCAGAATTTAGTATTACAGGCAGTAATTTGGTATTGCTTGAAACACCTGGAGAGAATCAGAAAGTAATAATAGTGCGTAAACAAGGTAGACTTTGGAATGATACAGGAATAGCGTTAAGTAATGCTGATAGCGATATTAGTAGATTCTTGAGATCCACAACAGTTGACTTACCCTGATAAATAACACAGTAGGACATAAAAATGAATGATAATCTAAAAGAAAAAAGTGGTATACTAATTAAAGGTCATATAAAGATATTTGATCCTGAGACTAAAGAAGTATACATTGATAAAAATAATGCTATTCATTACGAAAATATGAGTATAGCGTTAGCCGACAGTGTCGGAAATAGAGGTAATGGCTGGATTTACGAAATGAGTTTTGGTAATGGCGGTACAAGTGTGGATCCTACAGGTATTATTACTTACTTGACGCCTAATTCTACAGGAACAAATGCAAGTTTATACAATCAAACTTATACTAAGATTGTAGATGACAATAGCGTAAACAACACTGATCCAGTAAGAAATAAAATTGAAACACGTCACGTAAGTGGTACAAATTATACTGATGTTCTTATAACTTGTTTGTTAGATTACGGTGAACCTAGCGGGCAGGACGCATTTGATACAGCGACTGATCAAAACAGTTTATATGTATTTGATGAACTAGGACTAAAAGGTTATAATGCAAGCGGTACAGGAAATTTACTAACACATGTTGTATTCCACCCTGTTCAAAAAAGTTTGAATAGATTAATTCAAATTGATTATACTGTTAGAATCCAAAGTCTTGCTGGCACGGTCGGGGAATAATAAATGGCATATACAATAGCATATACAGACCAAGCAAACAAAGGAACAATAACTGTTGAAGATAATACTATCAACACAATAACTTCTTTAGGATTACCTGGTAGAAATACCACTGCATATGGTACAACTATTGCTACAAACTTTTTACATTTATTAGAAAACTTTGCAAGTGCCACTGAACCATCTACTCCGGTAGAAGGGCAGTTATGGTATGATACAACTCCTGGCGTAGAACAATTAAAGGTATATGACGGAACAAATTGGGTAGCAAGCGGCGGACTAAAAAAAGCAACTACTGCACCGCAAGCAGGGCAAAGTTTAATTGGAGATCTTTGGGTAGATACTGATAATCAACAATTATATTTGTTTAGTGGTTCAGGATGGGTATTAGTCGGTCCTAACTTTAGTGACGGATTAGTTACAGGTGCAACACCTGTTACTGTGATAGGTACAGATGACGTTACATACAATGTTTTACAAATTGAGGTAGATGCTAAACCAGTAGCACTTATAACGACACAAAGTTTTACACCTAAAGTTGTTATTCCTGGATTTAGCACACTTAACCCAGGATTTAATTTAACTGCAAATAATATTACAGGAGATGGTGTTCCTAAGTTTTATGGAACAGCAGAAAAGGCTGAAGGATTAATTGTAAGCGGAAATACTATTGCAGCTGGAAACTTTCTTAGGGGAGATGTTACAAGTACAACAGCATTTCCTATTAATGTACAAAACAACACAGGAATAAACTACGGTATAAATGCCGAAATGAATATTGGCGTTGAAGGAAATGCAGGTGTATTCCAACATAACATTGCTGGTTCATCTATTGACTTCAAAGTAAAGAATGATGGAATATTAAAAAATGTTCTTAGATTAGATAGTGACTTGAAAGTTGGTATTAATAATGTTGCTCCTGACCAAGAATTAGATGTCACAGGTAACATACAAGCAAGCGGACTTATAAACACTACATCAACTGTAAATAGTACAACATTTGCTGATGGCAGTATTAGGACGACAGGTGGATTAGGTGTTGCACAAGATACAAATATAGGTGGTAAACTAAATGTAACTGGTATTACCACTACGAGAAATATAGTACCTAACGAAAACAATACAAAAGATATTGGTAGTACAACTGCAAAATATGCAAAAATGTATGCAACAACATTTATTGGAAACTTAACAGGTAACGTAAGTGGTACAGTTTCAGGTAGAGCAGGAAGTTCAGATAGATTAACTAGTGCAACAACGTTTAGATTCGCAGGAGATATAACAGCTGCTGACACTGTATTTGACGGACAAACAGGCGGTACATTAAAAGTTTTTAATACAAGTATTAGTAACGACATTGTTGCTGGTAAAACAAATGTTCTGTCTTCTCAAGCAGATGACGAACTACTAATTAACAGAACATCGGGCGATACTGGACTTAAAAAAATTAACAGAATTAATTTGTTCAGTGCAATACAAGGATTAACACCAGTAGGAACTGTAGTTCCTTTTGCAGGAGGTGCCGCACCTGTAGGTTGGTTAATATGTGATGGTACAGAAGTTTTGATAAGTGCCTACGGACAATTACATAATGTAATTGGTACAACATACAAAGCATCACCTACTTCAGGATATTTTGCACTACCTGATTTACGAGGTAGATTTTTATTAGGTGCAGATAATATGGGCGGAACAAGTGCTGATGTTGTTACATCAGCGTCTGCAGATGTTATTGGTGCAAAAGATGGTGCAGAACAAATTACAATAACAACAGAAAACTTGCCTGAACACGAACATGATCTTAGAGGTGATAGCGGCGACCAATACTATGCTATTAGAGATGTAAGCGGCACACCGAATGATAATGACGCAATCGTTTATGATGCACCAACAGGAACAGGTGCTGGTCAAGCCTATCCTGCAAGTGGTGGCATATTAACAGATGATAGTGTAGGGCAAGCAATAAGTGTTATGAATCCATTTATGACAATGAATTTCATAATTTATACTGGAGGGTAAGAGTAGTGAGTTATAGACTAAACAGAACAGACGGTGAATTACTAGTAGACTTAACTGATGGTATACTTGATACAACTACTACCGACTTAACCTTAATTGGAAAAAATTATAAAGGCTTTGGTGAATTCTTAAACGAAAACTTCATTGCTCTTTTAGAAAATTTTGCATCAACATCTCAACCTACAAATCCTATGGTAGGTCAATTATGGTATGATAAACAAGATGCAAGGTTAAAAATTTATGATGGTACAGTCTTTAGACCTGCTACAGGAAGTGTTGTAAGTAGCACTCAACCTAGTAATCTTAACAAAGGCGATATTTGGATTGATAATGAAAATAACAAATTATACATTTGGGACGGATCTGAACTTACCCTTATAGGACCTGAATATAGTGCTGCACAAGGAAAAACAGGATTTGAAGTAACGAGTCAATTAGATGCAACCGATGTGCAACGCACTATATTAAAATTATTTTTAGGTGGCACACTTGTTGGTATATTTTCACCAGAAACATTTTATATTTTACCTGAATATTCTATAGCGGGATATCCACAAGTTGTTGGTGATTCACAAATAGACAATTATTAGAAAAAGGTTTTAATGTAGTTAACAGCGGATTTTTCTATAGAGGAACAGCAACTAGTGCTAAAGGACTTTTAGATGACGCAGGTGTTATTAGAGCTGCAGAAAACTTTATACCTACAGATGCAAATGGCGCAACTACAGGTAGTTTAAAAATTAAAAACAGTGCAGGACTAAGTGTAGGAGTTGGCGAAACAGAATATGCAATTTTGAAAATTTCAGGAACTACAGCAACATTAGAAACACAACAAAGTAATGCAGATCTTGCACTTAAGGTTAGATCCGGAAGTAGTTTCTTGCCTGCTGTTTATGTAGATACTAGTGAAAAATATGTAGGCATTTGGAAATCTAATCCAGCATACAGTTTAGATGTAACAGGAGATGGTCGATTTACAAGTAATCTTACAATTGGTGGTAACTTACTAGTTGAAGGTGACACAACGTATTTGAATACAAGTACGCTAAGAGTCGAAGACAAAAATATTGAATTAGGACTATTAGATGACAGCACCGAAGGTGATGATACAACTATAGACGGCGGCGGAATTATTTTACGAAGCTCAAATGGTAGTAAAGACTGGACCTGGGAACAAGCAACCAATAGTTTTACTTCCAATGTTGATATTGATCTAGAAGAAAATATAGCAAATCCAGATCCCTCTTATAATATAAACGGTACAAGCATTCTAACTAAGACTACACTTGGTAGTACAGTTAACAGTGCGTTAGGAATTACAAGGGTAGGTACACTATCAGAACTTACTGTTGATGATATAAGTTTAAACTCTGCAACAATTACAAGATTAAATGGTACTGGACTTAATATTGTAGCAGGCGGCGATATTACTATTGACAGTCAAAATATTACAGGACTAGCTGAACCTTCTGCAACAACAGATGCAGCAACAAAAAACTACGTTGATGTAGAATTATACAGTAAAGATGTAATTATATCCTTTGATATAACAGGATTATCGGATCCTGCTGTTGTTGGTTCAGGTGACGGTCCAAAAAATAGTATTGCTACATTGTTAGAAAATATGCAGTCTGCAAGCAACTATCAAACAGGAACGACAGCATACGTAATGGCAACTTCATATACAGGATCAACAGTTTCTGGTATTACTGTTGATATTACAACTAGCCCGGATACATCTGGGGTACTTACTAAGTCTAGTATTGCAGTAGATAAAGACAATGTAAGCAGTTCTGAAACAGTAATTCAAGATATTAGCCAAAGTAACGATGCAAGCGGTGTTGCTACATTGACAGCTTTAAGATATCTTTACGAATATACAGTATCTGGAGCTACATGGACATTTGTACGTAGGACATTACAGACAGTAACATAATGACAAAAAGCGATAAATAAACATATAGGGGTAATACATGTCATATACAATTAACAGATATAACAATGTTCAGCTAACAGTTGTAGAAGATGGTACTATAGACCAGACTACAGACTTAAAACTAGTAGGTAAAAACTATGCTGGATATGGAGAAATACAAAACGAAAATTTTGTATTTTTACTAGAAAATTTTGCAGGTGGTAATCAACCACCCAAAGCACTAAGTGGTCAAATTTGGTTCGATACTAGTAATAGTAAACTAAAATTTTATGATGGAACAAAATGGAGAACTACTGGTGGAGCTGAAGTAAGTGCAACTACCCCTGCTGGACTTGCTTTAGGTGATTTTTGGTGGGATACAGGAAACGAACAATTATATGCATACAACGGCACGTCTTTTGTATTAGTAGGACCACAAGGTGTAGGCGATACAGTCACACAATTCCAAAGTGCTAACATCAGAGATAACGGCGGAACTTCTAGACCAGTTATTAAATCTATTATTAACGATGAAGTTATTCATATTATCAGTGCCCAAGAATTTACAATTGGCACAGAAGATGCATCTGCCTATCCTGGATTTGATGTTGTTAGACAAGGTTTAACTCTTAAAAATACTATAAACTCAACAGGCGGTGTTACATCAACAGGACACAGGTTCTGGGGTACAGCTTCTAATGCTTTAAAACTAAATGGCATTGATGCAAGTAATTACGTAGTATCTACTCCAGGATCAGCAACAGAATTTACTACACTAGTTGAATTTTCAGATCTAGGACTTACTGTAGGTAACACAAACGACTTAGCGATTAAAATTGTAGACGATAATAAAGGATTAATTGCAAACGAACAAGGAACACAAACATATTTCCAAGTTCAAAATTCAAGTGCGGCACAAAAGATGCCTTTAAGATTAACAGCAGATGCAATATTACCAGGATACAGTAATGTAGCAACCTGGACAGGAGTTGAAACTGTAAATATTGGTTCAGCAACAGCAGGATTCAGCACAATATATGCAACCACATTTAGTGGAACAGCTACAAATTCACAAACACTAGAAGTTGGAGGCGTGTCACGTAGTGCTTCAACAAGTGCTACTAATAATACAGTGGCAGCCAGAGACGGCACAGGTGACATTACAGCAAACGTATTTAATGGAACTGCTACTTCGGCGCAGTTTGCTGACTTGGCTGAGAAATATACTTCAGACGCAGATTATGAACCGGGTACTGTAGTGGTATTTGGCGGTGAAGCAGAAGTAACAGAATGCAAAACATTTTGTGACACAAGACTAGCAGGTGTTGTATCAACAAATCCAGCACATTTAATGAATAACACTATTGAAGGTGTTGCTATAGCACTTAAAGGGCGTGTACCTTGTAAAGTAGAAGGTATTGTTAGAAAAGGTGATATATTAGTAACAGGACCAGTACCAGGAACGGCAACATCGCTCAAAGCTGACAGTGCTTATCCTAGTCCGCATTGTGTAGTAGGAAAAAGTTTAGAAGACAGCGACGATGCTGGAGTCAAAACTATAGAAGTTGCAGTTTAGTGTAGCATAAATATAGTAGTACTGATAGAGGAATATTAAATTATGGCAGTTACCGACGGCGATAGCATTACAGCAGCACAATATAATGGTTTACAAAGTAGAATAAACACCATTATGGGAACCGGTTCGGGTACTAACGGATATGGACAGACTCTAGCAAGTTCCCAAGTATCAGCAGGCGATGTCATTACAGCATCTGATTTTGATAACCTACGCACAGATTTAAATAAAGCAAATAATCATCAATCAGGCACTAATGCGGCTATAGGTAATATTGCTGTTGGACAAATTATTGGTGCAGATGCTAGTGGAACAAGTTTAGGTGCACTAAATGTTACTACAGAAGGTTTTAACGACTATGATGTAGCAGTTGGTGTAATAGAAACAAATAAATTATTACTTGATTCGGGTAATAGTTCTGTAGAATCAGCAACAACCAGCCAAAGAACAACAGCTTGGGGCGGCGGAGGCGGTGGCACAGTAGATCATGTGTTTACTGTGACATTTTCTAGTGCAAACGCTAGAAGACACTTCTTTAACTCAGGCGGCGAAATAAGATTTAGTGCAAGTAGATCGGGCGGAAGCGGATCTAAGAACACTGACTGGTCAAATTTATTGACTAATATGGGTACAATTAAAATGAACTATACACAAACTACGTCAACTGGAACAGGTTCAGGATCAAGTATAGGAAATAATGATTTGACTGGAACTTATCAAACAATTTTTTCTAAATCAGGATCTGGAGTATATGCAGAAAACCTGTATAGAATTAGAGCTAGACAAGACAGTTCATCAGTGTTGAGATTTGATATTGACTTTCAAGACAACGATCTTGGTGACGATCAGGGTGGAGCAGGTTCAACAGGTCCTGTAGATGAAAATGTAACCGGAACACTTACAAGCACTATACAACAGCTTAGAGCAACAGGATCAAACGTTTCAGTAGCAACTCCTACATACACAAATACTTCAAACTTATAATCAAATAATACTTGACAAACTAGTAGTTTTAGTATATACTATAACAGTATACACAAGGAGATCCTATGGACGAACGACTAGAAAAAGCTCTAGAATTTTCTAATTTTTTAGAAACACAAAATAATCAAAAGCGTATTTTCCTCAAACAATATAAAGATAATCTTATTCATTATGTTTACGGACATAAGTTTACTGCATCTACACAGTTAATAAATTTATTGTCTGTTCTTATAGAAACTGATCAAGAACAGATAGTTATCTTAGATGATAATGAAACTCCAGTAACAATCGACAATCCTAAAGAATTTATAAAAGATATTGTAGGCGTGTATCTCTTTGCAAGTAGAAAATATGCTAAAGACTATGATGATATAAAAAAGAATCGGTCTGTTGAAGGTTTAATTAATATATGACAAACGGAGTAGTATTATTTGCTTTTAATAATTCAGACATAGATTATATAAAACAAGCTATATATTGTGCAAAACGTGTAAAAAAATATCTAGGACTGCCAGTACAGCTTATAACAGACTCTGCTGACTATATGGAGGATACTTATCCTTTTTATAAAAAGTACATTGATGAAGTTACATTTTCGCCTGCTCCAAAAAGCACAAATAAAAAATTTTATGACGGTATATATTTCAACAAAATATTAGAATGGAAAAATAGTGCCCGTGACAGTGCTTTTGCTCTTTCTATTTTCGATAAAACACTTGTTATAGATACAGACTTATTAATTAGTAACGATAAACTTTTAAGGTGTTTTGAGTCTACCGATGATTTTATGATCGCAAAGGACTATAATTTAATAAATCAAAATAAATCACATCCTGATTTAGACAGGATAAGTGACACTACTATACCTATGTATTGGGCAACTATTTTATATTTTACAAAAAGTAAAACGTCTGAAACAATATTTAATTTTGTTCAACACATTAAAGAGAATTATAATTACTATAGATTAATTTACAGCATTACAGAAAGAAAGTTTAGGAATGATTTTGCTTTTAGTATAGCAATTCATACAATGCGAGGATTTGTAGAAGATTGCAGATGGCCTACTACTATTCCTAGTGATATGTGGGTGTCTACTGATAGAGATATTCTATTAGATGTAAAAGATAGTACAATTAAACTATTAACTAATAAAGATAATGATTATACTGCTGTAAAAATAAAAGATGCTACTACACATGTAATGAATAAATTTAGTTTGAACTCTTTTATAGACAAGGAGTTTACAAATGAGTAACGGTGTTTGTTTAGTAGCCCAAAATAATGCTGATACAAATTATGTAAGACAGGCATATGCATTAGCATTAAGTATACTTGCTTTCTCTCCTAGTACAAACATAAGTTTAGTCACAGATGATGATGTGCCGTACAATGTATTTGATAAAATTATTCCAATACCATGGAGTGATATGTCCTACAATAACTGGAAGATTGAAAATCGCTGGAAGGTATATCATGTAACACCATACAGAAATACAATAGTTTTTGATGTAGATATGCTAGTGCTTGAAAATATTGATTATATTTGGAATCATTATCACGATCTTGTTTTTACTAGTAATGTAAAAACATATAGAAATGAATTAGTAACAAATAGATATTATAGAAAAACATTTGACGCTAACAACTTGCCTAATGTTTATACAGGAATGTACCAATTTTCAAAGTGTAATAACACCCATGCATTTTTTGTATTGTTAGATTTAATAATGAGGCACTGGAAAATTTTTTATAAAAAGTACGCACCTAACAAATTTCAAGATTGGTGTAGTGTTGATGTTTGTGCAGCAATAGCTTTAAAAATATTAGACAATCAAGGAGACACGTTGCATAACGATAGCTTGCTATCTTTTACACATATGAAACCCCATGTACAAAATTTTACTTATCCACCTACAAAATGGACCGATATTCTTCCTGTAGATTTAGATAAAACTATTATTATAAATGGTTACAAACAATCAGGGGTTTTACATTATGTAGAAGACGAATTTTTAACAGATGATGTATTAAAATGGTTAGAGGAAAAAATTTAATGTTTTATATATACTTTGACCTAGACAGTAAACATATTTTAAGTATTGTCAACGAAAAAAATAATTCTAATGAAAATTATGTGACAAAATCTTACAAGGATGTAGAAAAGTTTCTGACAGGAGAATTAAATTTTAATGAATATAAACTCCAAGAAGATGTTAGAGTAAAAGGAACTTTCGATATTGTTCCTATAGATTATGAGATTCCAACTGATTACACACACCCTTATACAACAATATCTAAAACATCTACACAACAAGAAAACAGTATACAATTTATAAAAAATAAATCGAGTCTTATTGCAAATAATTTTATAGATAAAGAAATCTGTAATGACCTTATTAGCGGAACAGATTATATAAAAGAATATTATATTGTAAAAAGTAGTAATAGATTTGTTTTGCTAGATAGTTTTCAAATTAATCTAAAAGACTTTGCCACACAACAACAATTAGTGATAAGTACAAACATTACTGACGAAGATTTTTATATTCTAACACATAACAGTCATATAGAACATGTATATAATGGAGAATAAATTGAAGATTATTGATTACGATATTATCTACCTGTCATATGATGAGCCTAATGCTGAAAAGAACTATGCAGATTTACTTACTAAAGTACCATGGGCAAAGCGTGTACATGGTGTAGAAGGATCAGACGCCGCACACAAAGCCTGTGCAGAATTAAGCGAAACAGATAGATTTATTACTGTTGATGGTGATAATCAAATTAATCCAGCATTTATATTGCAAGAAATAGATTTTAAACAACACGCCGATTTGGAACACAGTGTGATTAGCTGGTGTGGCAAAAATATTATTAACGGACTTATGTACGGAAACGGTGGACTTAAATTTTGGCCTAAACAATATGTATTAAATATGAAAACACATGAAAATGCTGATCCAAATAACTTACAAGCTCAAGTAGACTTTTGCTGGGATTTAAAGTACATACAACAGAACAGTTGTTATAGTAACGTGTACAATAATGAAACCCCGCAACAGGCCTGGAGAGCAGGATTTCGAGAAGGTGTTAAGATGGCACTTGATCAAGGTGTAAAACCTTCCAATGAAGATTTTTTGAATGGACATTGGAAAAATTTACATAGACTATGGATTTGGCTTATGGTGGGTGCAGATGTAAAAAACGGTAACTGGGCAATCTACGGAGCAAGAGAAGGATTGTATAAAACTATGTGTACTGACTGGGACTATGTAAATGTACGCGACTTCGAATACCTAAATGATATATGGAAAAAGAATTATAGTGAAATTGCTGAAGATAAGCTGGCATATGAAATTATGGGACTAGGAGAAACACTAAAACACGAGCTGGGGGTACCAATAGCAACAGATCCGTTGGATGCAGAACAAAGCAAGTTTTTCAAATTAGTGTATCAAAACCCTAGCCGTAACCCTCAACAACAGTTTGTGATTGATCCAGAATGAAAAAAGATACAATATGTGCAATACCGTGGATGCATTTAAATTTTGAACCTAATGGAAAAGTAGTCCCTTGTTGTTTGACCTCCACACATAATTATTTTGCAGGAGATCTCACTACACAATCTATTGAAGAAATTTGGAACAGTGATAATATGAAATCACTTCGTTTACAAATGATTAATGGGGAACAGCCTAAAATATGTAGTACTTGTTTTAACAAAGAAAGTGTCACAGGACTAAGCGGACGTATACATAATAATAAAGCATTTCCCCAAGTACTTGAGCGTATTCCAGAAATTACTGACGAAACTGGCCATGTTTCAGAAATGAATTTACTTTACTGGGATTTTAGATTTAGTAACTTGTGTAATCTTAAATGTAGAAGTTGTGGACCAAGGTACAGCAGTGCTTGGGTACCAGATGCAAAAAAATTAGGACTAATTTCAGATCAAGACAAAGTATGGAACATTGATTCTGTCGATGATGCAAATAATTTTGATTTTCTTACTGAACAAATTGGTGTTGTTGAAAAGATTTATTTTGCTGGAGGCGAGCCGTTGATGATGGACGAGCATTGGCAAATACTTGAGCTGTTAGATAAAAACAAAAGACATGATGTAAAGATATGTTATAATACAAATTGCACTACATTTACATACAAAAATAAAGATGTATTCGATTACTGGAAGAATTGGAATGCCGACAAGTTAGAAATATGGCCCAGCATAGATGAAATAGGTCCCAGAGCAGAACTTATACGTTCTGGAACTGTTTGGACCAAAGTAGAAAATAACTTAAAAAGATTAACAACCTTAGATAATGCATTAATAAAACCTGGCATAACAGTGGGTGCTTGGAACGTATTTAGACTTCCTGAAATAATAACACATCTAGTAGACATTGGTGTAATTAACAGCGAGCGACATCATCAAAACTTTTTTCTTAATTTAATAGAAATGCCATTACATTATAACATTGCTATATTACCAGATAAATTTAAAAACAAGACTAGAAAGCGTCTTGTTAAGTTTATTGGTAGTTTTAATAAAAAATATAATACTAACATAAAAGAACATTTTACTCAAATAATATCTGAGCTATCAAAGGAACATAATCCAAACGCCGCACAGCGATTTGTAAACATGACAGCAAAAGTAGACAATGTAAGAAAAGAAAAGTTTTATGATGTCGTTCCTGAATTAAAAATGCTAAAAAGGATTTATCCAACAGATGTATGATATAGCATTTATAAGTTATAACGAAGTGGAAGCAGATCATAACTGGCAACAACTCAAACAAAAGTTTCCCTATGCTAAACGAACACACGGCGTAAAGGGAATACATCAAGCCCATATTGAAGCAGCAAAAAAAGCCTGTACTAGAATGTTTTATATTGTTGATGCAGATGCTGTTATTTTAAATGAGTTTGATTTCAGTTATGTACCTCCAAAATACGAATTAGATCATGTGCATGTTTGGCGAAGTCAAAATCCAATCAACGACTTAGTATATGGATACGGTGGTGTAAAATTATTTCCAAGAACCAAAACTATAAAAATGGATACTAGTAAACCAGATATGACTACAAGTATTAGTGATAAGTTTAAATTGATGCAGGATATATCAAATGTAACAGCATTTAATGTAGATGAATTTAGTACATGGCGTAGTGCATTTAGAGAATGTGCAAAATTAAGTAGTAAAACAATTGATAGACAAAACGAGGATGAAACAAATGAAAGACTTAAAATATGGACAACAGTGGGAAGAGATGCTCCCTTCGGCGAATACGCTATTAAAGGTGCTGTTGCTGGCAGGGAGTACGGGATTTCTAGCGGGGCTGATCTTGGGTTAATAAACGACTTTAACTGGCTTAAGGAGAAATACAATGCAGATTGCTGAAATACTAGATAGATTAGAACTACTATACCCGGACAACTCTATCTTTAGTGATCTAAGAAAAACCTTATTAAGTCAAGATAAGTTTGCATTGTTTAGAATTATACAAGAATTTACAGGCAGTCAATTAATTGAAGGTATGCGTAAGTATAAAGACGATGACAGTTTTAATGCAGACTGTTTTAGTCGAGGACAACTAGAAAGCAAACTATGGTTGTTAACCGAACTAGGAAAACTTAATGTAGGACTAGGCACAGTGTTCTTATGTGCAGGATGGTATGCTACACTTGCTACAATGTTATTTGAAAGTGACATTAAAATAGATAAAGTTAGATCTTTCGACATTGACGAGTCATGTGTAGACATTGCTGAAACATTCAATAAGCCGTGGTTTGTAGATAAATGGCGTTTTAAAAGTATTACACAAGATATTATGGATATTAATTACAACGAACATGTTTGGCAGTATTGGAGTAATGCTAATAATAGAATGAGCTACCCTATTACTGATAGTCCAGATACTATTATAAACACAAGTTGTGAACACATTGAAAACTTTCAAGAATGGTATGATCTAATACCAGATGGCAAGTTAGTTGTATTACAAAGCAATAATTATTATGAAATTGAAGAACACGTTAATTGTGTCAGAAGTATAGAAGAGTTTGCAGTAAAAGCACCTATGGATAATATTTTATACAGTGGCGAATTAGATCTGCCCAAGTACAAGAGGTTTATGTTAATTGGATTTAAGTAATTTAACATTAAGAGAAATGCAAACTGAAAGTGCAAGAGCACTTAGCACTATACAAGCGACTAATAATAACATACACCAATTTAACAAACAAGCACACCACAATAGTGAAAATTGGTATAAGGCTGTAATAGAGTGGTATGTAGAACAATATGGCGACTTACCTAGTCGTACAGGACCTGGCAAAGAAATAAAGTTAGTATTAGATGTATAATTACCAAGATATAAAAACAATACACCTTGAAGTAACACAAAACTGTCAAGCAAGTTGTCCCATGTGCGATCGTAATATGAATGGAGAAGGTATTAATCCTCACATAAATTTAGATGAACTATCACTGCAAGACTGTAAAGACATATTTACTATTGCCTTTATAAAACAATTAGACACAATGTATATGTGTGGCAACTTAGGCGACCCTATAGTTGCTCGAGACACACTAGAAATATTCAAATACTTTAGACAACACAATCCTAACATGTGGTTAAGCATGAATACAAATGGAGGCGCAAAGAATGAAGAATGGTGGAGAGATTTGGCAACAACTTTTGGTCGCATGGGGGCTGTTATTTTTAGCGTTGATGGTTTACGCGATACTAACCATATCTATCGTCAAGGTGTTGTTTGGGACAACGTAGAACGCAACATGCAAGCATTTATAAATGCAGGAGGTAGAGCTCGTTGGGACTACTTAATATTTGAACATAACCAGCACCAAGTTGACGAAGCTGAAGCACTTGCAAATGCATGGGGATGTGAAAAGTTTATGAAGAAAAAGACTGGACGTTTTATTACACAAGATAGTAAAAAGAAAGAATCACACCAAGCAGTAAATCGCAAAGGCAAAGAAACACAAGAACTTAAAAAACCAAATGCTAAGTATCTAAACAAAGCTCTTAGCAAACAAGATATAATTATAAACAAGTATGGTACTATGGACGCATACTATGATGCAGCACCGATTGTTTGTAAAGTTAAAAAAGAAAACAGTTTGTTTATTACAGCAGAAGGACTAGCACTACCATGCTGTTGGACTGCTGGACGCATGTACAAATGGTGGCACAAAGATCCTAAAGTAGAACAGATATGGGACTTTATTGATAAAGAAGCTTTAGATGCTCGTAACGGATTAGGCAAAGTTTTTGATACAGGAATATTTGATCGCATACAAGAAAGCTGGGCAAAGCCTAGTTGCGGCGACGGCAAGTTAAAGGTGTGTGCAATGAAATGCGGATCCGAGTTCGATCCTTTTGCAGAACAGTTCAAATAAGTACAATATGAGCGATAAAACATTACCATCAGAAACTTTCTGTGCATTACCGTGGATGCATCTAAGCAGTAGACCAGACGGAAAGATGCGTACTTGTTGTACATCAAACGCAAGCAGTGTACAAGATCCAGATTCAAATAAAAAAATAGGTGGCGGAGAAGTTGGCATTGTAAAAAATGATGACGGCGTCCCTGCTAACTTTAATCATACAACATTAGAAGAAGCATGGAATAGTGGATATATGCGTAATGTTCGTAAAATGATGTTGCGTGGAGAAAAGCCTGCTAGTTGTTTAAAATGTTACAAAGAAGAAGAACAAGGTCATCTTAGTAAAAGAAACTGGGAAACCGAATATTGGGGTCGTAGATACGACCTACAGCAGTTGGTAGATGAAACTAAGGTAGATGGTAGTATTCCTCCTAAGATACGCTATATAGACCTTAGATTAGGAAGTAAGTGCCAATTAGCATGTGTCATGTGTTCACCACATGATAGTACAGGTTGGATCAAAGACTGGAAAGCAATTACTCCTCAAATGAAAAATGAAAAACTTGCTAATACAAGTCAATGGACAAACAAAGGTCGTAATGACGGAGCAAGTTACAATTGGCATAAAAACAATCCAAGGTTTTGGAACGATCTTATGGATCAAATTCCGCACATGTATCAGTTGTATTTTGCTGGCGGCGAAAGTTTAATTATTGACGAACACTATGAATTGTTAGAAGAATGTATTAAACGTGGACATGCTAAGAATATGGAACTACGTTATAATTCAAATGCTGTAGAATGGCGTGATGATTTATTTGACCTATGGGCACAGTTTAAGCGTGTGCGTTTCCATTACAGTATTGATGCCTATGGAGAACAAAATGACTACATACGTTATCCTAGCACTTGGGAACATCAAGAACGTGTGTTTCACATGCTAGATAATACAGCACCGCAAGTAGAAGTTACAACAGCAACTACTATTATGGCACTTAATGTTGCCTACGTACCAGAGTTTGTAAAATGGAAAGTTAAGCAAGGCTTTAAAAAATTAAACAAATGGCCCTTAGGAGCAGGCGGCATAAACATGCATTTTGCATATTGGCCACCACAACTAAATGTAAAAGTACTACCTGCCCATATTAAAAGAGAGATTACAGACAAATACGAAAATGAATTTTTTCCTTGGATGGAAGAAAACTGGAAATTATTTACAGGTGTAGAAGAAGCCGGCATTACTAAAGAGCAATGGCTTAATGCCCCTTACGGAATGAAACGCTTTAAAGGTATAATAAAGTTTATGAATTCAGAAGACTGGAGTGCTAGGCTTCCGGAAACAAAAGAATACTTAAATTTAGTAAACGAACGTAGAGGTTGGACAGAAAAATTCCCGGAAGTATTTCCAATACTAAAGGACATAATATGAAAACTGTAGCAGTATTTGGTTGTAGTTTTTCAGAAGGTGTAAATACACTAGAAATTCACAGAAGCAAAAATAATTGGCCTTTATTTTTAAGTCAAAAACTAAATGATTGTAAAGTTTATAATTATGCTACAGGTGCCACTTCTATAGATTATATGCTAGAAAAACTATTAGAATACAAATACGAAAATCCAAATTCAATATGTGTATTTCAAGCTACTAAGCCACATAGATTCACCCGTGAGGTTTCCCGTATAGATTTAAACGAAAAATGGCAAACTAATAAGAAATTCAGTACTGAAAATTATCTTAAATTGGATAAAGAAAACCTTGTTAGGATTACAAGAGGAACTCAAATTGCTCCTGCAGATTTTAACAATGACAAAGAATGTAAAAAAATCTTAAAATTTATAAAAAGTTACTATGATAATTATGACAATATGCACCAATTATTACAATTCAATAGCTATGTGTCAATGGCAAGTCATGTAGCTGATTTTTGCTATATACATACCCGGAATGCTAACCAACCCTATCAACAAAATATAAAAAGTGGTTATTACGGCAAATATTTTACAGATATACCATGTGTGAACGAAATTCTTGGTCATAAGTTTACGGAATTTTCACAAGATGAAGGAAACCATTTTAACATAGACGGTAATAAATGGATTGCTGCTTGGGTATATAATAATATAAAGGATCTACTATGAATATAGATGATAAAAATTTTTGTGTAGTTCCTTTTGTACAATTAAACACTCGTGGAAAAGGTGATGCTAGAGTATGCTGTAGTATTACTGGAATTGAAAGAGGCATACCTAAAGAACTATTACTAGACGAAATTACACCTGATAATTACACAGCAGAAACTCCTGTTTATAATCTAATGAATGACAGTATTGCAGATTTATGGAACAGCGATTTTATGAAAGACTTCCGCATGAAAATGTTAAACGGCGAACATATACCTGCCTGCGAATTTTGTCATCGCATGGAAGCAAGTGGATTAACATCTAAACGTATAGGAAAAAATAAAAGATTTAAAGAAAAAACATTACCTCTATTACAAAAATATTATGAACGCAATGGGCATGTTGATATTATGCCACAGTGGTGGGAAATACGGTTGAGTACAAAGTGTAATCTAAGTTGTATTATGTGTACTCCAGGCCTAAGTTCAATGATGTATAAAGAGTATTCAAAATGGGAAAAACAAGGAAAAAGTATTCCTATGATGCAAGGTGCATTAGACATTGCTAAAGATGGCGGCCAAGAATATTTAAGCAGCAGTAAATTTTTTAAAAAACAAATTATGGATAATCTTGAACATTGTTTGTTTATGGAATTTAGAGGCGGCGAAGTATTTGCAGATAAACCCAGTGTTAAATTTATTGACAGTATCGGTGATACGGGATATGCAAAAAATATTCAATTAGACATTAGTACTAATGCTACATTACTTACTGAAGACGTAATTAATGTTTTAAACAAATTCGGCGGCGGCACTCTTAGATTTAGTATTGATAGTTTTGAAGATGAAGATGAATATATTAGGTACCATACTGAATGGCAAAGTGTTATAGACAGCATGACTAATTCAAGAAAACTTCACAAAGGTTGGCGATTTCTTACACAAACTACTGTGCAATCGTTAAACTGTTTGACCATGGATAAGCTAATTACATTTTTTGATACTTACATTAAAGAAGACAACTCTCAAAGATTTTATCTAGGTTTTACAACAGTTAGAGGTAAAGATTATTTACGACACGAAATGGTTAGTTTACAAGATAGAAAAGCACAAATTGAAAAGTTAGAAAATATACGAAGTAGTTTGCATATTTTTAATGAACATAAAAAGAAACAGCATTATAATGATGCATTGGATATGCTTATATCTACACTTGGTATGCCAGCATATAATAATGATGATTTAAATAAAAAATCAATAGAGTATTTTGAAACACTTACAAAACTTAGAGGTATCGATTATTTTGCTAAGTTTCCGCAATTGAGGAAGATAAATGAATAAAACATTATGTCCTATTCCCTGGATGAGTCAAAGTTATCGTGCTAACGGAGATATTAGAGTCTGTTGTCAAGCACAACACGGCCCAACCGGCGGCATACTAAAAGATGAAGATGGTAATGTAATTAATGCTAGAGATAGCGATCTTAATCAAATAAGAAATGCACCTATCGAAAAAGATATACGCAAGGCTATGATGAACGGAGAACGTCATCCAGAGTGCATTCGTTGTCATACTGAAGAAGATGCTGGAATGACTAGTAGACGTATGCTTGAAAATAAGTTATGGATAAAAGGCGGATGGAATCAAATTAAGGAAGAAGATAAATTTACTTGGGAATACCTATTAGAAAATACACACGAAGATGGAACTATTAATACAGATGTTATAGGAAATAGTTTCTTTGATCTACGTTTTGGAAATTTATGTAATTTAAAATGTAGAATGTGTGGACCTACCGACAGTAGCATGTGGTACGATGAACAAGTTAAACTTTGGGGAGATACTTATAAAGATAGTCATGGTACGGTAAAACTAATACCTAATGCGAAAGGAAAACATATTCCTGAAGTTAATGTATATGATTGGCATGAAAGTGAATCATATTGGGAGCAAATGGAAAACCATATTCCGCATATCAAAAAGTTGTATATTGTAGGCGGAGAACCTTTTATGATTGATCAACATTATGCATTCCTACAAAAATGTGTTGACCAAGGGTATGCAAAAGATATGGTTGTTGAATACAATTCTAATATAACAAATATTCCTCAACGTGCTTGGGACATATGGAAACATTTTAGACGTATAGGTATAGGTGCAAGTATTGATGCTATAGGAGATTTAAACTATTATATCCGTTACCCTAGTCGTTTTAAAAAGATATGGGAAAATTTAAATAAACTGTCTAGTGCAGATGGAAATTTCAAAATTTGGTATGCAACAACTATTAGTGTTTATAATGTATTTGTATTACCAGAAATGCTAGAATATATTGTAAGAAATACTTTACCAAGAGTAAATGATGATGATATGAAACCAATCATGAGTCCTCATCCATTACATGGTCCACATTTTTTAAACATAAGAATGTTGCCTAAAAAAGTAAAAGATAAAATTGCAAATAAGTTTGAAGACTCAAAAGAAAATTTAGACAATATAATTGATGAATTTATCTTAGACGAAAGTAGAAATATTGCAAGCAAAGATCAAATGCGAAAAATACTTGACACATATAAAGAATTTATGTACGCTAAAGATATGAGTGCAAGTATACCTAAGTTTTGGGAACACACAAGAAAACTTGATGCTATTAGAGGACACAAGTTTGAAGAATACTGTCCTGAGATGTACCAGCTTATAAAGGATACAGAATGAAAAATTGGTATAAAATTGAACTAGGAGATTTGATTACTGAAGCAAAAGAAATTTGGACTCATGTATGTGATAATATTCACGAAGATAACCCTGTAATTAAACATATGAGAAAGCCTAATCCTTATTTTACACATGTAAATTTAGGAGTACAGTCTAAGCAATGGTCTTATTTTAGAGAATTGTTTAATGAAATTACAGACGAACCTTGTTTACTTGAATTTTATGTTGCAGAACCTCATAATTATGTTGCTAATCCGCATACTGATAGAGGAAGAAGTGTTGCAATCAACATTCCGGTTCAAGTAAATTTGGAAAAAAGTGATGCATACTTTGGAAAATATACTAATTTAGATGATTATCAGCATACTTCTAATTATGAGCCTTATACTTTTAAACTTATTGACAGTAAAGGAAAGGCTAAACAAGAGATAAATCAGCATTTTCGAGGCAAATATCAAGCTGAATTATATGATAGTGTAAATTTTGATAAGTCAGTAGTTTTTAATCCTGCTATGCCTCACGGCGGTTACAACAACAGTGATGAGATTAGAGTTTTGTTAAGCCTAAGTTGGTTTAACACTAGTTTTGAAGAATTTACAAGTACAGCTAAGGATTTAGGTTATATTCTATGAAATATTTAGAACCTATTGAGGTAAAATATTTACAATTAGATCATAATTCTACTTGTAATCTAAGATGTCCTCAATGTGCTAGAACACATGAAGGTAACACACATCCTGACCTTCCTTTAACAGAACTTACAGTAGATGATTATAAATGGTTCTTAAATGACCTTAAAAACTTAGATACAGTAATGTGGTGCGGAAACTATGGCGAAGTGGGGTTTTCTGAAACCTTCTTGGATTGCCTACAATATGTTGTGGAAAATACCCAAGCAAAATGTATAATAACTACTAATGCTAGTGTCAGGAGCGAAACTTGGTGGAAAGAGGTAGCTAAACTACTTAAAGGACGAGGAAAAGTAAATTTTTCAATTGATGGATTAGAAGATACCAACAAGATATATCGTGTAAACTCTAACTGGGATAGAATAGTTTCTAATGTTAAAGCGTTTAACTCAGTTGGCGGTAGATCTCGATGGGACTACCTTGTGTTTGATCATAATGAACATCAAGTTGATGATGCTGTAGAACTTGCTAAAACACTAGGGTTTGAACAATTTCAAATTAAATTAACTAATCGTTTTGTAAATGATACACAATATACACAAGGCGGAGAAGCACAAGCACAAGAAGTTAAAAACAAACGCAGTGAATATGTTCTTGGTATGCCTAAAAATCCAAACTTTCAAGGAAGCGGCAAAACACAGAACCAAGAAATTATAGAAAAATATGGCTCCTGGAAAAACTATGTAAATACTACGCCAATAAAATGCAAATGGCAACCAAATGGTCAATTGTTTATAGATTTCGAAGCAAGAGTTTGGAGTTGTACTTGGACAGCTAGTGGATATCATCATTACGGTGATAACACACAAAAACATCAAGCACAACAGCTATTTGACAAATACGGCAAAAATTTTAATAGTTTACGACATCATAGTATAGGAGAAATATTAAATAATGATTATTTTGCAAATGATTTTTGTGCTAGTTGGCAAGGAACTATGGAAGATGAAGTTCCTAAACTACTTGCTTGCGGTCGGACCTGCGGCACAGATTATGAATTTAGTTCAGCATACGGATCTAATAGGAGAATAATACAATTATGAAAAAAGCAGATGATATTAGTCCATCAATGTGCATAATGCCATGGACTGGATTAGCCACTGATGCAAGCGGCGGAATAAGACCCTGTTGTTGGATGGAAGCAATTACTCCTGATAAATTTTTAGGTAATCCTAAAGATTATAAAAATAGTAATTATTTAAAAAATTTAAAACAAACTTTTCTAAAAGGCGAATACCCTGCAACTTGTCATCGTTGTAAAGCAGACGATCTCAAAGGAATGGAAAGTAAACGTGTAAGAGAAAATAAAACTTGGGAAAACCAAGGCGGAGATTGGAATAAGGTTGATCAAGAAAACTTTGATATAATAGACTTACGATTAAGCAACATTTGTAATCTTGGGTGCGTTATGTGCGGACCTAAAAGTAGCAGTTTTATCCGCAAAGAAGTTGAGGAGAATTTTGAAAATTCTCCTTGGCATAATAAGAATCAATTTAGAGGTGTAAAAGATTTAAATTTACTCCAGCCCTATTCAGATAATCAAATTGAAGAAATAATCGACGAAATAGGACCTAATGCAAGAATATATTGCACAGGAGGAGAGCCTAGTTTAGTAAAGAAAACTACTAGATTATTAGAAGTATTAGTTGACAAAGGCTATAATAAAACAGTTTTATTACAATTTAATAGTAACTTTCAAACACTTAATCAAAAATGGTTTGATTTATTAAAAATGTTTAAAGGAGATATGCTACCTAGTCTTGATGGAGTTGGTAAGACAGCAGAATATGTTCGTTATCCATGTGACTGGGAACAGGTAAATTTTAATATAAAAACATTTATAGAACAATGTGGCGAAACATGGACAGTTAAATGTATGCCAACAGTAAGTATTGTTAGTATATTTGGTCTAAAAAATTTATATAAATGGTGGTATGAAGAAATACGTCAAGAAGTACCATTAGTAAATGAAAGACTTACTACCCACAAAAATATTGCAATGCGTGTGCAGGTCAACAATAGATTAGTTGCGCCTAATTACTATGATATAAGAAACTTACCAAATGCCGCAAAAGAAGCAGCAACAAAAGATATTGATTTTATAATTGCTAACTATGGCAAATATTTTCAAATGTCAAAGGAACTGTTATTTCTAAATGATGTAAAGAAACAATTAAGTTTAGAATCAAATTTTGAGTTTTCTAAAACAATAGAAAGTTTAGATAAATTTGATAAAGTTAGGAACAACAGTTGGAGAGAAAGTTTGCCCGAATTAGCGAGGTACACAAATGTCTAAAATATTAGTAGCAGGAAATCCAGATTATGGATTGTCTAAAGCAATAAAATTTTTATATCCTGATGCTACATTTGTAAGTAGGACGCACGGCAACTTAGATCTAAGTATACCTAGCAAGCAAAGAGAGCTTGCCGAATTGTCTATGGATTATGATATATTCATAGCTGTTAGTTGTATATGGAGATTTGCACAAACTGAATATGTACAAGAAGTTGCTAAACGTTGGATTGAAAGGAAACATGGATATATTATTGCTATAGGCTCTAGTGCAGACACTCCGGTTAAAGGTACTGCTTGGATGTATCCTGCAGAGAAAAAAGCTCTTAGATCTTATTGTAGACAGTTAAGTCAAATTAGTGCAGGTGAAAATGATTGCGGCTTAAAAGTAACATACCTAAGCCCTGGTAATATTCATACGCCTAAACAAGATGAAAAAATGCCCGATACACACAAATTAGAACCAGCATATATTTCAAGCGTAATTAAATGGTTAATCGATCAACCTGAATCTATAAATATTAGCGAATTATGTTTAGATAGGATACTTAATGGTTAAAGAAGGCTATCAAGGATTAAATGTTAATTACAACATAGCAAGAAGACTACACATAGAGTTAGGTACAAGGTGTAATCTAAGTTGTACCGGTTGTGCAAGGACAAGAATTATAAATTCCCCGCTATTGCCAAACGGAGACTGGAGACTTTATCCAGAGTGGAAAATTGGCGATATTGGCCACGAAACTATGAAACACCTATTAGCTCCAGGCAATAATATTAAATATTTGTTCTTCAACGCAAATTTTTCTGACCCTATCTATTGCGGTCATTTATTTGAAACATTGGATTATATTAATACGTTGCAAAATAGACCGGTGTTACAATTTAGTACAAACGCCAGTGGACGAAGCCCTAACTGGTGGAGAGAATTTGCATCTAAGTTTAGAAAAGGTGATAAGATTGATTTTGCTATCGATGGATTACAAGATACTAATCATTTGTATCGTATAAATGCAAAATGGAATAGTATTTGGAACGGAGTAAATGCATTCTTAGAAGAAAAGAAAAGATTAGGATTTAACTTACAAGTTACTTGGAGATTTTTAGTTTTCAAACACAATGTTCACCAAATAAAAGAAGCAAAAGAACTTTCAGAAAAATTAGGTATGAGGTTTAAATTAATTAAAGCAGCTCCTAGAACGCCTAATACACAGCAACCAGATCAAACTTGGAATGAAATTTTAAATATGGTAAACAGTTGAATGGCAAAAAAGAAAAAAATATATCCAAAATGTAAATTAACGACTACGACTCACCCAACGCTTACTTGGGACGGATACGTTACTCCGTGCTGTCTATTAGCAGCGATCCCTTTTCAAGAAGTAAAAAAATTAGTAGGAAAAAAATTAGAACAATTACATATTTCTAGCGGAACAATAGACGAAATTAATAGAAGTGAAGCAATGTATCTGATAGAAAAATCATTTACCGAAAATCCTATGGAACA